GTTCCGCCATGAGCTTGTGCTGCTCAGCGACGAACTTCCGGGTTTCCTCGATCATCCGCTGGATCTCGACGCTCTCGCGCTGCGGATCAGTCATGGCTAGCGCGCTCCGCAGCCGTCGGCGATCACTTCGGGACGAAAGCTCATGGCGCGATCTCCAGCACCGAGCTTGGCCTTGAGCGCCTCGTAGATCGTGGGCTTGCGCATCAGACCTCCAGACCGTCGGCGCGGGCGCCGTCGACGATCTCGCGGATGTAGCGGTGCTCGACCACGATGGCTCGGCCCCAGGTCAGGGTGTCCGAGGTGATGACGCTCTCCTCCAGCCACTGCTTGCCGGCGGGGGTAATGGGCTCGACCAGGAAGATCGAGCCTTCGTTGATGACGTGCAGATCCATGATGGGTTCTCCTTTCGTCTGGGAAATATGACATAGGGGGGCCCCTACAGCAATACCCCCAAGGGTTCAGAGGCATCCCAGTGAAATCATTGGAGAAATATCGCCATATCGAGGCCGGGTCGCCCCCGACCCCGCTCCCGAGGCCGAAAAAGCCCCGGAAGCGCACCCAGGATATGGCCCCGCACGCCGCCAAGAGGGCGATTGTCGGCCACCAGCGCCGGAAGATCCTGACCCAGCGCATCCTGCAGCTCAGGGTGAAGGGCCTCTCCGAGCGCAAGATCTCCGAGAAGCTCGTCGAGGAGAAGCTGCAGGCGAAGATCGACCACAAGGAGGTCCATAAGCTCCTGATCGCGGCGCTGGACGAGATCCAGCTGCCCGAGGCCGACAAGCTCAAGCGGCTGGAGCTGGAGCGCCTCGACGAGATCATCAGCGGACACTTCGAAAAGGCGAAGGGCGGCGATGTCGGCGCGGTGCATGCCGTGCTCGCCTGCGTTGATCGCCGCAATCGGCTCCTGGGCATCGGCCAGGAGCAGAAGATCACCAGCCAGACTGTCGGCGCCGACGGCAAGCCCGTCGATCCCGTCATCAGGCCGATCATCAATCTGACCATTGCCCGACGCAGCGATTGATCTCTCGCTCCACGAGCGCCAGGGCGAGTGCTTCGACTCTCGCGCGACCGAGATCCTCTATGGCGGCGCCGCCGGGGGCGGCAAGTCACATCTGATGCGAGCTGCAGCGATCTCTTGGTGCGCGGAGATCCCCGGCCTCCAGGTCTACCTGTTCCGCCGCATCGAGGGCGACCTGGTGAAAAACCACATGGAGGGCCCGCACGGGTTTCCAAATCTGCTGGCACCGTGGGTCGCGGCGAAGATGGTCCGCATCACGGAAACGAAAATCAGATTCCGCTTCAACGAGTCGGTCATCCATCTCTGCCACTGCGTCGATGAGGATGCCCGCTACAAATATCTCGGCGCCGAGATCCACGTCCTGCTCATCGACGAGCTGACCACGTTCACGGACACCATCTATCGCTTCCTGCGCTCGCGTCTGCGCGCTCCCGGCATCCAGCTACCCGAGAAGTATCGGGTGTGCTCGCACTGCGGCTGCACCGAGCGGGCGCACCTCGAGCACGAAGAGGCGGCGTGCCTGCAATATCGCTCGCTCTTCCCGCGTGTGATCTGCGGCAGCAATCCGGGGGGCGTGGGGCATCTGTGGGTCAAGCGGACCTTCGTCGATTCCGCGCCCGCGATGCAGATCCGCAAGGTGAGCGACGACGAGGGCGGGCTGATGCGGCAGTTCATCCCTGCTGCGATCCGCGACAATCCCTCGCTGATGAAGGACGAGCCCGATTACAATCTGCGCCTCCGAGGCCTCGGCAACAAAGCCCTGGTCAAGGCGATGGAGGAAGGCGATTGGAACGTCGTCACCGGAGCCTATTTCGAAAACTGGGACTCGCAGCGGCTCGTTATCAAACCCTTCGCCGTGCCGCGTCACTGGACCAAGCTCAGAAGCTTCGATTGGGGCTCGCGCCGGCCCTTCTGCGTCTTGTGGTGGGCTATCTCCGATGGGCAGCCGCTGCCCGACAAGCGCTGGTACCCCGCTGGCTCGATGATCTGTTACCGCGAGTGGTATGGCTGCAAGACCGACAGCGCCGGCAACTTCATCGACAACATCGGCCTGCAGCTCGAAAACACGCGCATCGCCCACGGCATCAAGCTCCGCGAGGGCGCAGACGAACGGATCGCCGACTCCGTCGCTGATCCGAGCTGCTGGAACTATCAGGGCGGCCCCACCATCGCCGAGCAGCTCGCGACGGCGAAGGGCGCGGAGATCATGTTCCGCAAGGCCGACAACAATCGCATCGCCGGCTGGGAGCAGATGCGCAACCGCATGAGCGGTGGCGACTGGCCGATGATCTACTGGTTCAACACCTGTCTCCACTGCATCCGCACGATCCCCGTGCTCGTGAGCGACGAGCACAGGCCCGAGGATCTCGATACCGACGGCGAAGACCACGCCGCCGACGCCGTGCGCTACGCGTGCATGGCCCGACCCATCATCACCCGCCCCGCACTCGAGATGCCCCTGCGCGGCGTCCAGCAGATGACGCTCAACGAGATGTGGAAGCTGGCGGAGCGCGACCAGGAAGAGAGGAGAGACTAATGGACTATTCCGCACCCATCGGGCCTGGCGGCGCCGCGCTGCAGTCGCCGGATCTCAACTATGCCGGCGGCCTGAATGTCACCGTCAGCGGCAGCTCGGCCCAGAGCGCCGCGATCCAGGCGCGAGCTGTGCTGATTAGCCCCGACACCAACATCTGGCTGACCATGGGTGCGAACCCGACGGCCACGGTTGGCGCCGGCTCGGTCTTCATCCCGGCGGGCGCTTTGGTCACGCTGAATATCCAGCCGGGCCAGAAGATCGCCGTCATCCAGGCGACCGCAGGCGGCAACTGCTCGATCATTCCCTGCGCCTATCCGAACTGATGATCCTCGTTCCCTACTTCATCACTCGCCGGAAGGGAAGCTTCGCGCGCGGCGGCGGCGGCGGCGGCGCGCCGTCGTCGACCTGGAATCCCGCCGACACGGCTGGCGCCGGAACGACGCTCAGTAACGGGAACCGGACCTTCGCGCCCAACACAAGCAGCGGCACACAGGGCGCGCGGTCAGCCACCAGCAAAAGCGCCGGTAAGCTTGCGTTTGAAATCACCATCGGCGCGAGCGGCGGCGTGGGCAGCAGCCAAAGCGGCTATGGCCTCTCCAACGCGGGCGCCGGCTTCGGCTCGCTGTTCGTCGCCTCAGGCTGCGTCATCGTCTTGCAAAACGGCAACTACAACTACAACGGCACCGGCAACCAAGCGAGCAAGCTTGCCAATGCCACCAACGGCGCAACGATCATGTTCGCGGTCGACATGACCAACCTTCTCTGGTGGGCCACGATCTCATCCAACCCCGGACAATGGAATACAGCAACGTCAGGCTCGGCCAATCCGGCAACGGGAACGGGCGGGCTGGCATGGAGCGGGCTCAACGGGACGCTCTATCCGGTCGGCTTTGTCAGCTCGGGCACCGGCACCGATGCGAGCTACACCCTCAATACCACGGCTCCCTTCGTCAACCCGCTGCCGAGCGGCTTTGCGGCCTGGGGATAGAACATGAGCACCAGCGACGGCTTCACCCAGAGCGTCACCGGCACCATCGAGCGACGCGAAGATCTGCCCGGCGATGCCGACGCGAGGACGTATTCCTACTGGATGCAGCAGAACGACATCGCCAACCGCGAGGACAAGGAGTTCAAGCGTTGGGCGACGCGCGGCATCCGCCGCTATCGCAGCGAGGGCCGGTGGTCGCAGGATAACCAGCGCCCGGCGCGCACGACGGCCAAGCAGGAATACAACCTCTTCTGGTCGAACGTGCAGCTGCTCAAGCCCGCGATCTATCAGCGCACGCCGAAGCCCGATGTGCAGCGCCGCTGGAAGCAGAAAGACCAGATCTCGCGCCTGGCGAGCATGATCCTTGAGCGCGGCATCAGCTATTACTGCGATGTCGGCGACTTCGGCACCATCCTGAGCCAGTGCGTCGATGATCGGCTGATCATGGGGCGCGGTGTCATGCGCCTGCTCTACATCCCGCACTGGTCGAACGACGAGACGGACAGCGAGGGCGCGCAGAAGGATGCGCCTGCTGGCACCGACGATGCTGCCGGCGAAGGCTCCGAAGAGGCTCAGGACGAGAAAGCGAATCCTCAATCCACGGAGGACACCGAGGGCGAGGACGAAAGCGACGAGCAGCAGGAGCCCGAAGAGGAAGAGGCCGAGCCCGAGAAGCGGGTCGTCTACGAGGAGCTGGTCTGGGTGCATGTCCCTTGGGACGACTACCAGGAAGGCCCGGCCACGACCTGGCGGACGGTGCCGTGGATCAAATACATCGTGCGGATGAATCGCGACGCACTCGTGGCGCGTTTCGGCAAGCTCGGCAAGAAGGTGCAGCTCGACGCCTCG